TGAGCGTGAGAAAGAGTCTTTCCGATATAAGATAACGGAGTCTTCCGATTGGAGGTGGCCGTAGCGCCCTGGCCAGGGCCCCGATGACAAGGGGGTTAATTACCGCAAATTCATTGAATGCCGATTGCAGATGGCGAAAACCTGTCTGATGCATGAGTACGCGATGTTCCGAGGAACCGACGCGTTTGGCATAGTGTCTCAAAGAGAAGGGTGAGAGTCTGGGGGGCCGAGTTCCAAGAAACTGGGATTAATGGTCGCTGACTGGGGTAGGCTTTCATGGCGAGTGAAGGCTGTGTCCATATCTACCGAACCACCTAGCAACTCTCGTGGTGATAGAACCGCGAAGACAAACTCCCCCCTCTTTGAGGCCTATTCGTCCAACCGCCGAAGCTTAGGTCGCTAGACAACGTTCAATGGCCAATGGAGTCACAACCGGGTGCTTGCACCCTTGACTACTGGCAAACAAGCAGTTTTCTAATTCTTCCCTATTTTTTGAATCCCATGAATAATAATCCTATCAGTGTTAAATGTGGGTCGAAAGGTAGTCGTAGAGGCCGTAGAGGAGCTGGTAACTCTTCGAAAGCCTCTGCGGGTCCCTCTGGAGGTGGGGGACCGACTGCGCGTCTAACCAGCGCGCAGCAAGCTACATCTCCTTCACCAGACCGGAAGTCAACCGGTACTGGTATTAAGGCTCAGGCCAAGCCAGGTCAACAAAGACATAAAAATGCAAAATCGCAAACGACTAGTATAGCCGAATGCGTACCACAGCCTACTCCGGCTGATCTGGCGCGACCGAAAGACAAAGATAAGGAAGACGCCCCTAAGCCTCAAGCCCCAAGAGAAGTTGAGCAACCTACCCCGGTCCTGAAAGATCCATCCCGTCAGGACGCGGTAGACGACATGCTCGGCCGGCTCTCAAAGATTAAGAACACAATCCACGACCAACGAATACTTCGACAGTTGGCCTGCGACATTCAGAATGCGCAGGGTGAATTGGACGCTTTGGTGGAGGTTGAGAAAGACAAGCAGGAGCAGGTGGAAATTGAGGAGACCCTGGTTGAGACATTGGTCATGGAAGGACCGTCTCACAGAAAAGTCGACGAGGAGTTTGGTTATTGCAAAGTATTAGCGAGGCCACCACTGGATTTCAGGAAGTGGTTCTGGTCGTATTTCACCTACTGCTTTGCAAAGAGCTATTGTTTCGGAATTTTCAGCCATGTTTTAGGCGAAGTCAGTCTGCCATGGTGGCTGAGGAAAATTTCGGAATTTTGGCTGGACAGAACAGCGGAACACTGCCTTGTAACTTTCTACCCACAGTCTCAGGAGATTGCGAGAGCCAGTAAGATATTTTATTGGCTTAGCTGGATCACTACAGCGTTCTGCCCCACAGTGTCTAGTCACACCATTTTCAAGTTTGAGGTTGGCAAGGCGCTTTCGGCAGTTCTGCTCGTTTTGGTCTCGCGGCTCACAGAAGGATACTGGACCAAGAATTTATGGCGTGTCCCTAGTTTGCTTCGTACTCCAGCCAATTTCCTGTTGGGAACAGCTGGCTACAGATACCACTCGGTTCATTATGTTGCGACCGCAGAAACCGTCTTGGTTGGAGAGGATAAGCGTTCATCCATAGTCTCCAAAGACGCGTTGGCACATAAGTACATAACCTTGAGGAAATACGAACGTACTGTAGATGTCATGGAGGATGCCAGGTGGGTTCAAACAACTGACTTCCCTAATGTGTTGGTCGAAGCCGCGACCGATGCTAACCTCCCCGCACTCCTTACCCAGCATGGAACTAGGGAGTCTTTGAAAGCGCGACTTGATAGGACGCTCCAATCCTATAACATAGCCAACTACGATAAGAAGGCCATGTATGACAACGACTATATCCATAGTTCGACCCAAGACTATGTTTATGCTCGGGCTGAGCACAATCTCGAAAAATCTGTTGACCTGGATTTTCGGATCGCCCCTGCCTTGGCTACTATGGATATCGACCAGGTGAGCTTTTCCAACCTGAACCAGCTTACCTCGTCGACGCAGGGACAAAAATCACCCGAAACGCCACTCCCTTCAACAGGAAGTATCGACGTATCCTTCAGGCCGTCGGCTTCGCTACCATTGCTGGGATTGCTAGGCCTCAGTCTGATGTTGATCCTGTTTCAGCGAAAGCAGGGGCAGCTAAGAGATTTTGCAGAAGGACTCCTAAACCCAATGCGAGACTGCAAAGATTTATGCTCCGGTTCATACCAACCTTCATTAGACGCAATTTCCGCGCCCTCCCTTCCGACACCGAGGTGTCTTTCGAAAGCTGGTTGGACAGCAGAGATTATCCAGCTTGGAGAAAAGCTGAGCTCTTGGCTGCTTGGGATGCTTGCGACAGGAAAATGCTGGATCGAAACGCTCTTGTCAAGTCTTTCGTTAAAGCCGAAACTTACGATGAAGCCAAGCATGCTCGTTGGATCAATGCCCGATCCGATGAGTTTAAGTGCTTCGCTGGACCCTGGATTCAAGCGGTCGGGAACGTTGTTTTCGCCCATGCTTCGTTTATCAAGAAAATTCCAGAACCTGAGCGACCCGCTTATGTCATGGGAAAGATTTATAGACCTGGTGCCAAATATGGTATCTCAGATTATACAGCTTTTGAAAGCCACTTTGATTACGTTAAGTTCAGCTTTCAGCGACAGCTGTACAAGGCTATACTCCGTCTTGTTCCAGGCTCGGCCAGCTTCCTTGGTCAATATTTCGGCTACGTTTCGGGATCTACCGACACTGCCTATCTCCAGCTCGTTTCAGCACTCATGCTCGAAGTTGAGTCTATCTACGCCACATGCGTAGAGGGCTGGATTCAGGAGACCCTGGATGACCTCTCGGCTGAATTCCCTGACTTTCGGTTTTCGCAAACAAAGAATAAGTGCAAAAACAAATTTATAACCATTAGAGTTGCGAATAAACGAATGTCTGGAGAGGTAGATACATCCTTAGGCAACGGAATTGCCAACCTCGTTAACTTTGAAGCCTGTCTAGAACTACTCTCGGTGAGGGGAGATATAGTTGTAGAAGGCGATGACGGATTGTTTCGCGTAGATGGAGATCTCATGCCCACCAATGAGCTCTATCGCGCACTTGGATGGATAATAGACATAGTTTATGTCGATGATATTTCTAAGGCTTCCTTTTGTGGAATGCTGTTCGATCCCGGGGACCAAATAATTGTTACGGACCCTAGGAAAGTAATGGCTACCGTTGGAATGCTTCCTGAGAAATATTATAGGTGTAAGGCTTCTAAGAAGAAGCAGCTCATCAGAGCCAGAGGTTACTCTCTTCATTACCAGTATGGATCATGCCCAATCGTAGGCGCCGTAGCAAGGTATTTGTTGAGAACGACTAGATCGGTTAACATGGGCGGCTTCTTTGAATCAAGGCTGCATGCAGTTGATCTATATCAAATGGAGAAACTGAAGCGCGCCCTAGCTGACTTGCCGGAAAGAGGCGAGCCAGGTATGGCTACAAGGCTCTTAGTTGAGGAACTGTACGGGATTACAGTTTCAGAACAGCTCGCTATAGAGAAGTACTATGATTCACTCACGGACCTCCATGTGGAACTGAATTTTGATTGGCTTAGGCCTGACTTTTTTCCTTCGATATGGAGTACTTATGCCGCAAACTATGCCGTGCTCGAGGATACTGTTTATCCTGAGATCCCCCTTTCTAGGCTGCAAGCAGATTGGGAAGACATTGTCATAGTCGAAGATGATGGTGTTCCAAAGGCCGTTGACCTAGCTCTGGGTAAGCGGCTCGATATTCTGGACCTCAAGGAATTAGGTTATTTGACAGGCCCGGTAGAGCGATCCCTAGACCAGTGGAAGGTATAGGAACTGAAGTGCACGCCTTAGTGATTGTCGTCAGAGACACACTTCA